GCTTCATGTTATCCCTTGCAATATTTATAGCACCATCTTTATGGATTAGTTTACCATAAGTTGATGCTACGGCTTCATATTGCCAGTAGAGATTTCTTTCAGCGATACTCCAGTTCTCAAGAACATTATTTTGTGTTACTTGTTCTGGAATAATTGGTCCTATTGGTTCTTCTGGATATTCTTCAAGAGTAATATCATTGTCAATAAGCCAATCGTTGAAAGAATATTTCTTTGCTAAAGAAATCTCATCTTCCTTGGCCTTTATTGCCTCCCTGATATATGCAACAAATGCATAAAGTTTTGCAGCCTCATCTATTGCCACTGGAATATTTTCAAATTTATCCAATGTAATGCCTTTTGATGCAAGCAATTTTGAATCGCTGCCAACAACAGATACATTCTTATCAATGAATGAAATGTTCCTTATGTTATTGTTGAATGATTCAAGTAACTCTGTTGCTATGTTTGCAAGATAGTTTGCAGATGATGAAGTTATACCTTTTTCTCCTTCTTTTGCAAAGAATATTTCGTTTATTTTCTTCATTGTTTTGTTGTTTATATTCAACTATTTATATTGTTTGTGTTAAAGTATAGAATGAGTTACTATAATTCACTCATTCTATACTTTATTGAACACAGTAGTCTCCAAAGAAAGTCCTTTGTAAGATGTAGCCCCGGAATTCTGAAATTGAATTGTGCTTTAGCACACTTTTCATATTCATTTAGCTTGTATAACAGCGCTCTGCGCTCTCTGTCATACTCTGCTGCTATTGTAGGATGAAGTTCTCCTTTGTCAAATTTAAAAACTTTGATTCTTAAGGAGTTGGCTTTATCCATCTCTTGATTTGCTTTAGATACAAGTTGTTCCTTTGTCATGACTGTTGTTGTTTAAATTGTTGTTGTTGGTGTTAATTTTCAATATCCTTTAGTTTCATCACTACAAATGCTTCTGATACAATGTATGATTACTCGACATATAAACCACGATGAGGTAGATATTGTGATATATGAAATGTACCGAATAGTCAATCACGGTACTATGGGTCTCTAAACATCCCTTTGTGGAGTGTATTACACTTGCAAGCCTTGCTCCCAGCTTCTTGCACAGCGGCCTGTTATGGCAATAATAAAACTTCTCTACCGGTGGGCTCGTTCCGCCCCACTCAAATACTTACGCTATACAAAAATCTCTTAAATCTAATTGCTTGTTCTTTACTCTGGCTTATTTACGGTTTTCTATACTTGCAAGCCATTGCCTTATCCCCATACTACAATTTATATATTGCAGCAGGATAGAATACACCGGAGATTTTAGTGGATTGTATTTTCCAGTAAACTCTAAACTTAGACTTTCGCGTGGCCTTTGCTTATGTCAAGAGTAGAGAAGTTTATATGCCTATTTGTTTGATTTCAATATTTCTTCTGCCATTGCTATACCATCAGGAAGATAGTATTTATATGTTTTACCTGTCTTCTGTGATGTCTTTATCACATAGCAAGTATACTTACCAATATTATCTCCCTTTGTATATTTGTGAAGATAGATTGGGTAGGCTTCGCCCTTACTATCCTTGTATGTATAGTCTGTTTTTGTGTCATTTGAAGACTTAACAGACTTTTGCTGTACTATTTCCTTGCCTTCAATTTTATAGGACTGTGCAAATGTTGGCAGGGAAATAAAGGATAGAATTAATGATAAAAGTATAATAATATGCTTCATTTTAGTGTGATATTGTTGCTTTTTGGATTGATTTTAACAAAACAAAAATCAAGGTAGGACCAAAAGGTCCCACCCTGAAATTGTGTAGTCTTTTACCTACAGGCCCAAAATGTCAGTTGCATCAATGACATTGTTGAGGTTGGTGTGGCAGAGTGTCCAGCTCGTAACTTGCTGAATTTCAGCGGTTTCCGGGTTTACAGACTCTATTGTAGTCTCCACGAACTGAAGGTTTTCAGGCTTCTTTCCTTCCTGAAGTTCAGCCGCTACCTTGGATGCTACATAGGCAATAGTATTGCCAACCTCATCCTGTACTGCCATTTTCTTGATGGTGGTTTCCTTTCCACTCTCATCATTGTAGAATGCATCTTCTGAAGTTCCCTTCTTCTTCATATAGTTGAAGAAAACCTTGTTGCCCTTGCTAATGTTCTTGGATGCAAGGAAATCCCTGACGGACATTTTAGTCCCAAAAGTTACAGTTGCCATAATAGTACTGGTGTTTAGTTGTTAATAATAGAATACTGTTGAACCTTTTCTTCGGTCCAAATTATAGGAGGTGAGTTGTCAGGATTTTATGATTCCAAATAATTGGGTAGCCCCAACAGGATTCTATTCTATCCTGTTGGAACCACCCAAAAATGGATTGTTGGATTTGTGGATTATCCCAATTTCAGACCACGGAACATATGTGGTACCAACCCGAAATGGGTTAACTGGATTAAACAATGCTACTTTATGGTAGTAGCCCAACCAAAGTATAGGAAGTGGGTTGTTGGGATTTGATGATTACAGATTATATTTCCAGTCCTCTTGATGGTCCTTCTCCTTCCCCCTGCACCCCTAACTACTACTCCTTAAACTCTTAGCATGTAGTTGTGTTTTCTCTTACTTTCTCTACCCCCATCTTCCCCCACCAAAAGAAAGAAATATATAAAGAAAGAAAAGGGCCCCCTTCTTCCCCCTTCTCTTCCTATCTCTTTCTTAAAGGGTGACAGCACTATGCTATCACCCTTTTCCTTGACCTCAATTTCTTATAGCCCCTCTCGTGAAGAAGTTCTCTATACTTCATACTCCACTCTTCCATATCTGTGAGGAAATACCTATTCAGTACTCTCTCTTGGTGTAGGCGATATGCTTTTATTGCTTCTTCAAAGGACTTGAATGGGCATTTACATGTCATTGAATCAAGGTCTTCACCGTGAAGGTTTCTATGCATTACATCTCTGTAAACATAGTTTACTACTCCAGCAACTAATAATTCGCTCATAGTGATAATGTTTGTGTTTAGCAAGTTATGGTTGGTGGTTGGTCTGGATTTTTGGGGTTAATACAACAGGTGTGGTTTACCCACACCCGTTGTTACTACATACCCATTGATGTTTCTGCCTTGGCAATGTCCTCATCTGTGAATGCAAGATTCTCCCACTCATCAAAGGTGCAGTATGAGGATGATTTCTCATCATACTCTACCGGTATCTGGTGGTTTTCGTCCTTGCTCCATGACCAGTCTGTATTATAGAAGTTCTTGCTCTCGCCAAACTTCTCAACATCTGCTTCACTTGCAACGAACCTTATGCATTTCCTCATATACTCATAGTCAACCCTGTCTTCCAGAAGATTGCATCCAGTACAGTGAAGAATACCCTTCTTCTCATCTTCCCTTGGAAGTTCTGGCATAAGATGCCCTATCTCCACTTGTGGGTCAAGGCCACCAAAGAGTATTTGGATAACCTTGGGTTTCCATTCATTGGGAAGAAGGTTGAACAAGGCCTTGACTTGGAGTTTGCCAACCTCACCAGCGAGGTTAAAAATAAGGTCATACACGTTGAGCTCTGTTGAAGTACTACTCTTTTTCATGATATTGTTGTTTAAAAGATTAAACCCACAAAGCGGTTGTGGGTGATGGTTTTTGGTTCCGCGAGACCGCTTCTCGGGTTGCTTGTTACACGTGGGCAACACCACGCCAAAATAAAGGAAATGGGTTGTTTGGATTTATCCCAAAAGGAGAAATTGGCAGGAGATTGCTCATCCCACCAATTCTTCTTCTGACCCAATAGCCCATTCTTCCTTATAGCGCCTTTCCCAATAATCATTCAGTTCACGCTGCTCTTGCTCCCACTGGCGGTGCGCTTCTTCCATTTCCTCATCAGAGAGACCATGATTTGCTGCCCTTTCAAGATACCTTTCCCAAAGGTCATCTATATCAACCTCTGGAGTAGATTTGATTTGCTGTTCCATAAGAATCCAATGCTATGAAATTGTTTAATCCCTTGATTGACCGGGGGTATATCCCCAATTCAAAGTATGGGAGGGGAGGTGTTAGGAGATTATCCCCACCTCTCCCAAATAAAGAAAAAAATATTATGAAATTAAATCACACAACCACGGGGGCAGTAATATAAATATCCACCCCTCTCCCATATATAAAGATGCTTTAAAAATTTTTAGAAAAAAAATATTTTTACTACAACCAAACTCTGGCCCTATTCAAGAACTAATAATAGTCTGTTTTGGATTGGTTTTTCTTTGGGTCTGGAGCAGGGTGCTTGCATATTATTTATATTATGTATATATTTGCAAAGTAGAGATTGTGGAGGTATGAGATACATAGGTACTCACAATTTAGTTGTCGTTTGGTAGAGCCAGCATGGGAAAGTAGCGGATACCATTAGTAGGGCACAGGCAATCTACCCTTGAGATAACTGAGAGAAGAACTAATAATATATAAACGGGGCGCCGGCTAGATTGTGAACTTTGGAAGGTAAGCTTCTCCTCCAAAGTAGACTGGGATGTAAAGAGCTCCCGGGTCTCTCCTAGAAAAGCAAAAAGGTTTTGCAAGCAAAACAAAACCGCCGGAGGCAATGCAATGGTGGTAATTTAATAGGGATACAATCCGCAAAAACAATAGTGCACCCAAAGCACGCAAACAATATGGTTGGAATCTTCTCTCTTCCAACCATATTATTTTTTTATACTATGGAAAGAAAATCAAAGAAAAGTGCTCCAAGTTATGGGCTTCCAACATCAAAACTTGTTGGTTACAAGAAAGAAAAGATTAATGATTACAAGTATGTCATATACAAGATAATAGAGGAAGATGATGGCTATGGAAACAAGACAACAAGACGCTTGAAAGAAGTGTATATAGATGGGGATAATTATGGAATATCGGGTGCTTATGATAAAGATTGGATAAAGAAAAAGGCGGAAGAGTTTAGGCAATCTCTTATAGAAAAAGCCACAAAAGCAGAGAGAAAACTATATAATTCTTTGGTTGATGCTGGCCTTGGTGATATCTTTGAGTTCCAGAAGCCTATATTTATGGATAAACAGATATGTTCAAAAAGTTTTTATATAGTTGACTTCTTGTTTCCACACAAGAAACTCATTGTTGAAATAGATGGTAAGTATCATAACGATAAGTTTGTTAATATTGATGATACGCTAAGGGAAATTCATCTAAATATGGCGGGATATAATATAATAAGGTTTACAAATCAACAGGTATTTGATGATGTGGATTGCAAAAATATAATTAACAAGATATTGAATTATGAAAAGTAAAATCTATGAATTTGACCCCGTAATCTATCCAACAAGATTATGGGTTTGTAAAAAGCCTGAAACAGTAGATGTGGCAGAACTATTCCACCCCTTTAACAATAACGGGGAAATGGTGGATAGTTTTGGTGAAGCGCTTGAGTATGATGGTGGAAGATATGCAACCACAGTTATCGTTGGTAATAAGAAAAGCCATCGGAGGGGTTGTCTTGTGGCTATCCTTATTCCAAAAGGTTGCGGTGCGGGAGTATGTGCACACGAAGCATTGCACTATATGGCCTATTTGAGCGAACAATTTGATATTCCTCTTGGTAGCTTTGACCAAAGCGAACCTCTTGCATACATTGAGCAATGGGCAACAAACTGTATCTGGTGTACACTTATGGGGCATCCAGAACGAATGAATGGAACAGAACTTTCTTTTGAAGAATAAATATTTTTAGTATATTTGCACTGTTGGGTTAGTTTGGATTTTCTTCATATAGTAGGGTTTAGTTGTGATGATACCGGTTGGCTGCGAAGCTCACCGGTATTTTTTTCTTTGCTTTTTAATGAGTAGTTTTGCGGGTTATGAATTTTCTTTGTATATTTGTCGTGAGTAAGAATCTTTTTGTTAGTAAGTTTGCCATTCGCTGTGAAGTGCATGGCATTCTTTTTTTGCAAACATATATTCAATATTATAATAGGTTGTGTTCTATGATATTATTTATATGTTGTGGCACATAATTTATTTTTATTTAATGCATTGTTTTTATCGAATAATTGATATATTTTTGCAATATGGCTACGGTGCATGAAGGTAATAAATTATTCGACGCGCAGAGCGTTAAGGGTAATATTGATAATAACAATAATGTTATTAGGAATACCGTCAATACTGGTAGCCAACCATCTGGTAACAATATATTGAGGTCTGGTGTTGAAGGGGATGATATTGTTCTGAACAATACCACAATAGAGCAGAACGGTCTTCTTGGCAATGATAATGAAACCTATAGAATAGTAGTTATAGGTAGCCAAGATATAAGATACCCGATATCTGACAGTGGTTATATTGAAGATGGTACAGGAGAGAACCCGTTAAGACCTGTTGTATATGATGGTGATATCCTTTATATATATACCATAAGGGGTGCTGTAACATCTCTCGTCATAAACACAGATAACACATATAATAAAGAGGTATATCCAATACTGTATAAGCTTGATGAATCAAGTATTCTTCCACATGTAAGTGTCACAGACCTAAATGTTGCAAGTGGATATAGAATGGTTGCTATAAATGCCGTAAGGAATGATGATAGCATATCGTTGTGGTATTACCAGACAAACGGCATAAATGGCAACTGTGATATATATAAAGTAACAATATATCCAGATGGAACATGTGAGAGAGAGCATGGCAATATTGATGATGGTTTCTATAGGGTTGGTGAAGATGGGTATTTCTGGAAATGGGATAATGACCTGAAACAATATGTATCAACAGGCAAGCACACATCAATACTGTATGCAAGAGAGCTACTTGATGCTGATGACTTGTTCTTCAAGGATAGTAATGACCAAGGTGAGGAGATAACAATAGAAGACCCGGGTACTACAGGAACAGTATTATGGGGTGCCGAAAGTGCCAACAAGGTATCATTGTCTGTAAATGGTGTAAGCAAGTTGTTGCTTAAATCACAGGCTCTTGATGGTATAAACTCATCTATATCAACAATACTTGGATACTTTTCTTCTGGGTCTGCAAGGAATGCCTTGCTTCTTGAGGGTCACAATTCAGATTATTTTGCAACCGGTGCTGGACTTGATGCTATTGATATAAGGGTTACAGCCCTTGAAAATACATCGTTTGACCCGACAGAGATGTGGGATTTATTATCTGCCGCTACAAGTGAACAGATAAATATTTCACATATACCAGATATAACAACATCAAAGATACTTAACCTTGAAAGCTGGATAACAGGAAAGGGATATATAACAAATTCTGCCGATAACCTTATTAATTATTATCTTAAGAATGATGTATATAATAAGCAGGAAGTAGCAGAGCTTATAGGCTCTATAAGCCAGTTCCACTTTGAGATTTATCCAGAACTTCCTGCAATGGGGCAATCCAATGTGCTGTATCTTATAGGCCCGAAAGGTGATACAGATGTATATGATGAGTATGTCTATAGCAACAATGCTTGGACAAGGATTGGCAGTACCAGCATAGACCTTTCAGGATATGTGCAGAATACAAGAACAATAAACACTGGTTCTGGGCTTGTTGGTGGTGGAGACCTTTCTGCAAACAGGACGATATCACTTTCACAGGGAACAATAGCGTCTCTTGCTCTTGCTGATACAGCATTGCAACAATCAAGCCTTGATGGTTATGTAAATGATATAGTAATAGGGCAGGGTAACTATATATCCGGGGTGTCAAAGAATGGTAAGGTTCTTACCTTCACATATGGAACATTGCCTACAACAATAGCCCTATCAAATGTTACTGGAGCAGAAGACCTTCAGGCAATAGAAGCATTGTCTGGCACTGGTTTTCTCAAGAGGACTGGTGATAACTTATGGGCTCTTGATGACAACACATATGCACTTTCTGGTGACCTTCTTGCTGTGAGTGGCAGGGTAACAACACTTGAAAGCAGGATTAACTGGGATAACTACTTTGGTATAGATGCTCAAGGTAATATATATGTAAGGGGTATTGACGAGAATACACCAAGAGCTTTCTATAATAATGGCAGTATAACAGCTGGTGGTATAAACTCCAGCGGTGGAGGAGGTGGAAACATTGACCTAGATAGGGTTTGGGAATCGCTAACCAACAACACAGACAAGCCGAATGTAGAGATAAATCCTGCCCACATACCAGATATAACAGTAAGCAAGGTGAGCAATATAGAGAGTTGGATTTTGGGGAAGGGCTATATTACATCATCTGCAATACCAACAAATGTTTCTGATTTCAATAATGATGCTGGATATCTGACAGACTATACAATCTATGCTCTCACCATAAAGAATTCTGCCGGCACAGATGTGCTGACCTACAACCCAAAGACTGCTGCTGGGGAACTCTCTCTCACAAAGGCTATGATAGGTCTTGGCAATGTAGAGAACACAGCACTTTCTACTTGGGTTGGCTCACAGAACATTGCAACCCTTGGAACAATTACTACCGGTGTGTGGCATGGAACAAAGATAGCAAATGAATATCTTGCACTTGATATGAGCTGGTCTTTGGTTAGGGCATCAGCAACATATGATACAGAAGATTATGTACACGCTAATTAAGTAAGCTATGACAAATATAACAGGAAAGATTTATCAGATGAAGAATGCCGATGGAACCGAGAACAGGTTCCCCCGCACTGTGATTGAAGCGGTCTTGGGGTTATCATCTTATCTTCAAGACCAGTTCAGCTCTCTTGCTGATATTTATATGCCAATAGAAGGTATATATGAAGCACTAACTGGTCAGGAGTTTGTGTTTAGGAAAAGCCCAAATACTATCAAGGCAAAGAGTCTTACTATAGATAGGATAAAGGGCAAGACTATCGCGTGGAATCAGTTGGTTTCTGCCTCTGCTACTTCCGTGGTTGTCCCTTCTAGCCAAAAGTATCTATCCGTCATTGGAGGCACGAAAGCAATAGCCACAAGCGACGGGACGGCTATTACGGTTACGGGTGGTGTTGATATGGTTTTTGACCTTACCCTAATGTTCGGTAAAGGCAACGAGCCGTCCTCGGTAGAGGAATTTGAGGCTATGTTCCCCGGCTACCACGAATATAACCCCGGCACTCTCATCTCCAACGATGCCGAGAGTCTGGAGACTGTGGGGTTCAACAATTGGGATAATGAATGGGAAAGCGGAAACTTTAACGGAAATACTGGTGAGCCAAATGTTAATCTGGATTGGTCAAGGAGTAAGAATTATATTCCCATATTCCCATCCACAAGTTATTACTTTTATTTTGAAGGTGTTAACCCTGCGAATACCTACTATGTATTTTACTATGATGCAAACAAACAGTTTATCTTTAAGTCAGAGACAATGAGTGCGTCCGGAGCCTTGACATCTCCAGCAAACGCCCGATATGCCAAGATACAATACAAGAGAGCCATAGCCACAGTCGTTTCTTATAAAGTCTGCATTAACCTATCAGACCCAGACAAAAACGGGACTTACGAGCCGTATTGGAAGAGAATACAGAACTTAGGACTGAACTCCTTTAAGGTCAAAGATAGTCAAGGGAATGTAACCACTATCACTGGTGGGCTAAAGTCTGCTGGTAGTGTTTATGATGAGATTGTCGGGAATAAGTATATTAGATATGTGTCAACAAGAGCTTATCAAAGTGGCGATGAAAGTAATACTTCTGTTACAACAGATGGACACGAATATACCAACTATTCCCTCACCACCCCAATAGAGTACGACCTTGTAGAGCCTCTCATCTACACTATGAAGGCAGGCACTACGGAAGCAAGAATATCCCCTAATGAAGATGGTCTCTCTGCTCCGTTCTGCTGTGATATAACCTATTCTGCCAACGAGAACAATGATGCTGGTAATGCACAGTATGCTGCAACGGCTGGAAGACTTTTGAACACTCACAAGATTTGGGGGCAGGACTTCAATGGCAGCGAGGATGTGGATGGAAACCTTGTGGCCAATGGAACTATACAAGGCACACAACTCAAGTCTACTGTTGCCACAGGAACAGCACCACTTACTGTTGCAAGTACAACAATGGTTCAAAACCTTGTTGCAGAAAAGGCAAGTAAGCTACTTACAGCAAGAACTATATGGGGACAGAGTTTTGATGGTAGCGGAGATATAAGTGGGGCAATAAGCAACATTACCACGTTATCTGCAAGCGGTCTTGCAACCATTGCCGGTGGTATTGCTCTTGGTACATCTAACGCTGCTCAAGCAGCAAAGATGATATGGGATGAAACCAATAATGCTTGGCATTTGCAGGGGAATCTTTATGCAGATGGTTCAATATCTGCAAAAGGAGCAATTAATAATAATACAGATTATGTAACACAGCAACAATACAATGAACTTATATCGCGTATTGAAGCATTAGAAGGATAATATAATATAGTTATGGCTCACGACACAACACACATATTCGTAAACGGAACAGTAGGTATATCCCTCGCAGACATTGCTTATGTGCTTGCCGATAATACCGATATGGCAAGGTCGTCAAAAATAAATAGATATGCCAAATATAAGCCATGCGGTGGAAATAAAGTAACAGAGCTAACAGAGGAAGAGAGAAAGAATTTGAATTGTGGAATAGATTGTTCCGACACATCTACTGGTTGTTTTTCTACAAATTTAAGTTCTTTGCTTACAAGGGCAAAGGCGAGCGCAGACTGGAACAAGGTGCCTATTATAGTAAGCAGAGTGCTTGATTTTGATGGATATTATCATCTGGCCCAGCCACCATATGTACCTCAATCAAACAAGATTGGTAATACAACTGGAGATGGAGAGGGGTCAGATATGTATATCAATCTAACGCTTACGGCAGTTATTGAAACCGGTAATATGCGTGTAATTGATTTGCAGGAGGCTCTTACAAGACAGGGGGATGCAATAACAGACTTTAAATTTGGTTTACTTTATAGAAATATTAACACACCAAATGTTGCACCAACACTCATAGAACTCGATACGATTGAAAATCTTGTTACACATACTGGCACAATTCCATTACAGGTAAGGTTTGCAGCACCAACATATGATAAAAGCGTAAATTATGATTGTGTTTTTATAGCATATGTAGAACACAACAATAATACATATTGGGCAACATTCTTACCAAATACATTCTTTCAAATTAATCTTGCATATTTTTCAGTAACTGTAAATGGTGTGCCATTAGACCCAAATGATGACCCATTGCTGAAACTTGAGTTTGGAGAGTCTGGCGGTTCCGCAGCATTAATAGTTTCTGGTTACAACTGGTTGGCAACGTGGCCATCAAAAGGAACTGGTAAAAATATTGATATGACGCTTACGCCAAGCCAAAGCACCGGCACAGTAAGAACATATGACAATGTTGTTCTTGACGTTGGTAATGCTATACCAAATCAAATTGGAAGCGTTGAGGAAACGGTAAGTATATCCGCTCCAAGTGAGGTGAGCGATATCACAATTCCAGGTGGAGATTTCGTATTAAAATTTATTGTTCATCAGACTTGCCCATACAACAATTTTATTTATGCAATAGATTCAGATGGGAATAGAGTTGATATTATAGCTCCACATAGTTTAATGTCTGATGATGCAACAACAATAAGAATTAAATCAAATGTTCCTTGGAGAATTGTAACAAATAACATTGTTTATGATGATGATTATGTAAGCGACCAACCAACGGACGACCTTGCACCACAGCCAGTAACTGGTGGTTCGAGTGGTGAAACAATAACATCTGTTGATATTGTAAACACCAGAGACCTCACTGCTGGTAGAAGGTATAAAATACCATTCACATCAACGGATGCTACAAAGCCTGTAACATATGTATTGAGATTAAGAACTTAATATAATATATCATGAAAAAGCTCAAAAATTTTGAAATTGAAAATCTTGTGAATGCTGGAGTGCTTGCACTCACAACCAACACGCTCAGCTCTGCTGATGCTTATGTGGTATTCAAGTTCCGCAAGGCTGTAAGGGCTGCTATGATTGCTCTGGAAGAGAACCGTAGGGAAGCACTTATTGAAGCTGGAATAGAAGATGGCCCAGCCTTTGAAAAGCGCAGGAAAGAACTATCTGATATCGCAGAACCCACCGAGGAACAGAGAGCAGAACTCGCAGAACTTAATAACAAGTTCAACAAGTTTACGGAGCTTGTAAAGGCTCTCTACGATGATGAGGTAACATTCCCTACCATCAAGCCTATTTCCTTTGATTCTTGGCATACACTAATTACCGAGAACAAGGGTTCGAGAATCAATGCCTATATAGAAGAACTCCTTGAAGGCGTTCTTTGGGCCGAACCAGAAGAATAAGAATTAATATGAAACTACTGATAGACAGGGCTTGGAAAAAGCAAACATATACCATATCAAGATTATTTGTAAATGGTATTAGATTTTACGAGTCTCTTGAAGATAAAGACAGGGGTTTGAAACAAACAGATAGCCTTGTAAGAATAGCCGCTGTAAAAGTGCCGGGAGAAACAGCAATACCTTCTGGTATATATGAGATAGATATGGATACTGTATCACAAAAGTATGCAGCGATATCTTGGTATAAGCAGAATTGTAATGGTGGAAGAATGCCAAGACTTAAGAATGTTCCGGGATTTGATGGCATTCTGATACACCCCGGTGGAAGCAATGGTGCTATTGATACAAGGGGATGTATACTTGTTGGAAGAAACCTACAAAAAGGTAAGCTCCTACAATCAAAAGAAGTGTTCAAACAGCTTTATAAAAAGCTTTCAGATGCACACAAAAGGGGTGAAAAGATAACAATAGAAATAAAATAGCCATGACAAAACAAAAAGCAATACAGAGGATACTAAAGGATATGGGATTACATAGTAGTTATGAAGATTATGTAATTCAAACTATTGGCAAGCTTGGGTGTGATGATAATATAGATTTGGAAACAATAAGCGCAATAAAGCAAGTAATACTTAATGATTTGAGTAATTGATATGGGCTGGAAAGACTTATCCATTAGAGACAAGGCTGCTATAATAAGACAGTCTGTCTCTAATGGTGTATATAACTTGGGTGATATAAGGAATAAGTTTGATGAAGGTGGAGATAAAAACACTATAAATCATCCAAAATATAATGCAGAACAAGTTAATCCAATGTATGATTACTTAAGAGAGAATGGATTAACCAACGAGCAGGCTTCTGGATTACTTGGCAATCTTGCAGTAGAGAGTTATCTCAACGCTGATATGAAACAAGTAAATGGCCCAGCCTATGGGCTTATGCAAGCAGAAGGAGCAAGAAAAAAGGCCATGCTTGCATATAATAGAACTCCATATTCTTTTGGTTCTGGCCTTACTCCAGAAGAACAACAGCAACTGGATTATATTATAGATAAAGGTATACAAAACTACACTCCCGGAGAGTGGGGAAAGTCTGGTTTTAATGGAGCAAGGCATGCAAGAAATGCTTTTCTAAATGCAAAAACAACAAGAAGGGCATCAGATATTATTACAAACAATTTCTTAAGACCGGGAAAACCAAATCTTAATAGAAGGAGAGTAATGTCTGATTACTACTATAATACTCAAAAAGAAAGAATACCATATCAAATTGAATCTTGGAGTAACATATTAAAATCTTGGGAACAATGAAAGTAATCTACAACAACATTCTACCATTTAAGGGTTTTTCTGCAATCAATCTATTTGGGATTGTATTTGCAAGAAAAGAGTATGAACCATTAAGAAGTTCTACTGTCCAGCACGAAGAAATCCATACCGCTCAAATGAAAGAGCTTGGATATATTGGATTCTATATTATCTACTTTTTTGAGTGGGTTTACAGGCTTATATTCCACACAAAAACAGCTTATAGGGGCATATCTTTTGAGGTTGAAGCTTATAACAACCAATGGAGAAACAGATATCTTGAGTATAGGAAACCATATGCCATGTGGAGAATAAAGAGAAATAATAAAGAAAATTAATAAAAAGTTTTGTGTTGTTAAACTTTTTATATACATTTGCAGAAGTACCGCAGTGATGCGTCGATTCAGTTGGGTTTAAGTTTTGGTTGTTTAGTTAGTGCCATGTAAGCAGAAATGCTGAAAACTTCTCATTAGCTCAGTAGGTAGAGCGTCTGGCTGTTAACCAGAAAGTCCTTGGTTCGAGCCCAAGATGAGGAGCAAATGAAATGGGAAATAAAAGATGAAGATGGAGCAAAGGCATTGTTTATATCAGAAATAAATGGTGCTATAAATATCCCACTATCGCAAATTCCAAGCGGAATGAGCATTCTTGACTATGTGGAATTTGCAGAAAATAATGGTATTATATTAACAAATGAGCCAATAAATACATTTGAAGACACGGATACTATATGAGCTGGTTTACAGAAAGCAATAGGTACAAGCATTTTATTCTTGGGATTCCAACCGGTTTTCTCACAATACTTTTCACTCTTGGAATTGCTACAGGAATGGAGTTCAAGGATGCTCATCATCAGAATGGAAACAAGCCAATAAAAGAGTGGGATTGGAGTGCTTGGGATTGGGTTGACTGGCTATGTACTGTGGCTGGCGGAATAATAGGTAACACCATATTAGTAGGAATAATCTTTATAATTATATCAATATGCCAAAAGTAAAAATTGACCCGTGGCAAGCAGATTATGATGCTGACACAATGGCTCGGTATCAGGAAATTATGAATGATACACAGAGAAGAAACAGAGCAATGAAAGCTGCTGCAAAGAAAGAAAAAGACCTTGAAAAGAGCCTTAGGAACATGAAAGCTGTAACCAGAAAAAGAAAATAATATGAAAGAATTATTAAGTTTTATTATTGTTTGTCTATATGTTCTATGTAGCATAGGCAGTACTGCATATCTATTTTACTATCACAAACCATTGTTTGCTGTAAGTACAATAGCTCTTGCGGTAATGGCTTTCCCCACATTCAAGAAAGCTTGGAAAGAGCTTAATGGTTAACAATATAATAGGGGCGTAGTTCAGTTGGTAGAACGCTTGGTTTGGGACCAAGAGGTTTCGCAGGTTCGAGCCCTGTTGCCCCTACTGTAAGCCACTATAGCTCAATAGGTAGAGCATTGGTTTTGTAACCCAAAGGTTGTCTGTTCGATTCAGATTGGTGGCTCAAATATTATTATAAATATGAAAGAGAAAGAGAAGAAATATAAATGGATGGTTGCAAGCAATATCAGGGAGCTTGTAAACAAAATGAATGAATTTAGTATAAAGAAAAGCAATATAGTTTCTTTACTATATAACGAGCAATATATTCTTGTGTATACAGAATAATATGGATATTGATAAAAGCATACCAATTGGTAGTGAAGAATATAATGAGGAACCGGTGTACTTCTGTGCACACTGTTTGTCTCTTGCAATCAAAGATGTTGGCATAGGATATTGCTGTCTTGATTGTGGTTCAACATCTATAGCTCATGCAAGCATAGAGAAGTATGATGAGCTACACATGGCAAAGTATGGCAAGAAGAAATTTTATAAATAATTAATATAAAACAGTTTAAATATGGAAGAGAATAAAACAAAACAGGAAGAAAAAACAATTACTATCCCATTTGCTGAATATGAAAAGCTTGTTACTGAAAATAAGAGCAGAGAGATAGCATATAACAATCTTCTCCAGCAAGCAAGGCAGATGAACGAAGCTCTCTCCGAAAAGAGAATGGTTATGTTGTTCAGGGTTGTAGAGAATAGTGTTCAATTCAGTGATGAGTTTGTTGAGAGGTGTGCAAAGGAAATTGAAGAAGCGCTTACAATAAGTGAAGAAAATGCAAGTAAATAATTATGAGGTAAACAAAAGGCTTGAGGTACCCTGTACAAATAAAACATTTTACAGGTTATGGCTATCCTTTCTTATACCAGTTCATAGATTTACTCCGCAGGTTATACTTATTGCTTCCGAGCTCCTTAGGCATAGACAGGAATTGAGTGCAAAAATCCTTGATGAAATATTTCTCACAAAGGAACTCATGGGCAAAGATGTAAGGGAGCAGATTATGAAAGATTGTGATGTTACATTATCTACATACAGGGTTACTATAAACAAGCTTAAGAAAGGTGGATTCTTCAAGAATGGTATGATTAATCCAAGATTTATACCACATATTGATAATCCTGAATCGTTTAATATGTTATTGATGTTCAAGATAAAAGATGAACAAAAAAACATATAATATGATTGCGATAAAGCTTGGTTTAACAGAAAGTGATGTAAGATTTGCATATGAACATTATTGGAATTATTGTAGAAAATATATAGAATCACTTCCGTTTGACCAAGGTTTAAGCGAGGAGCAAATAAAAGAATTAAAGCCTGATGTACATATATCAAGAATAGGAAAATTCTACATAAGAAATGTAAATAAGGCTATATTATATAACAAGAAAAATTTGAAAGAATATGCGAATAGTAGAAGCAAGACCAATGCTCAATCACATACTGACAACGGCAGATGAGTATGAGTCTGATGTTATTAAGGATGGTATTATAGATACATCAAAAGAGGAGGGTGTTGTAAAAGATATTCAAAGAATAGTTGCAGTTGGACCAAACTGTTTTGAGGGTTTGAATGTTGGGGATATGGTACTTATTAATCCAATGAATTATTCGAGGCCCGTTCATTCTTTAAGACAAGACTCTATTCTTGAGAAAGATAAGGATGAGGTTGAGATGGTTGTTTCTTGGCCAAAGATTGAGATTGATGGCAAGCAATGCCTATTCCTTTATGATAGAGATATAGACCTTATTATTGATAAGGTTTCATACGATGATGAAAAATAGTAAATAGCCCACAGAAATGTGGGCTTAATACTCTTATTATGAAGTTAATAAAGTACGAAAATTATCAAGTTCAGCCAGCCGATGAAATATTCTTGCTAAAAGATTTCAGAAAGCTGTTTAATGCAGACAAAACCAAAAACAAAGAAAAATTTATGGAGATACTGTCTGTAATATACTTCTGTTATGACCCAAGAAGTACATATGCTGATATATTTGATGATGAGGAAAGATTGAGTGAGGTTATAAAACAAGAGGGACTTGATAATAGCTTTAAAATTACACCAGAAATACAAAAAGCTATAGATACATATATAAGAGTAACTACAACCACATCTCAGAAGTTGCTCGACAGCATGAGAAAATCTATTGCAAAGATTGGAGAATTTCTTGAAAATGTAAATCTGTATGAGGTTGATGATAAAGGTAGACAAGTATACAATGTTTCACAGATAGTTCAAGCAACAGATAAGATACCACAACTTGCAAAGAAGCTTATTGAAACAGAGAAGATTGTTAATGCAGAAATTACAGAACAAGGTAGAATCAGGGGTGGTGAAGAGCAGGCTCACGCTTATGAAGCTGGATTTTAATTATGCTTGATTTGTTTGAACTTGAAAGACTGTTTAGCAATTGGCTGAAAGCAAGGTCTGAATATACCTGTGAGGTAATACCAAGATATAAAACATATGCTGGTAATCATAAAATAGAAGTTGAAATATATAGAAAAGATGCAAACGACAATAAAGAGTTAATCAATACAATATCTGTTACAGGAAAGAATATGGAAAATATGTGGGATAGGGTATTTGACAGTATGTTTGCATACTTTATGGAGGTTGGTAAAAATGCAGTTTAATAAATATCAGACACCAGAAGAGGCTTTACATTTAGATAGTTTACCAGATGAGGTTAGAGAGGAATTCTATGAGTGCCTCTCTATTCCTTTTATTAAATGGTTGGTATCACCAGACAGGCCTAGAGCTTGTGATTTGCAAAGAGACGATAATGGTAGGATTATAGTTGATGTAACCAAACCTCATATACTTGAGGATATGGATTACTTTAGACCTGTTGCAATACACTTTCAGAAAACAGGCAGGCTCACAGACCTTAAACCAAATGGTAATCCAAACAGCGCTTATGGCAAGTGGATTATAGAAGAGGTTAGAAGGTGCAGGGAAGGGTATGTAAGAGAAAGTGATGGTGAGTGGGTGACTGGTAATATGTATTATTTTCTCAACTACTTCCCAATAGCACAAACAAAAACAGTTGTTGGTAGCAATAAAGGAAAAAGAGTGATTGACTTCCCGGAGGTTTGGGATGGTAATTATCTAAGATATCACTATATAGAGCAGGCTCAACATGGTGGATTATTCAACTGGGAAGGCGGTCTCAATGGTGCTGAAATATCTGCCAGAGGCAAGACAAAATCTTTGAGCATGGCAGCTATAATGTCCAAGTATTTCACGCTTGGTGAAAGTGATGAAATAAACAGGGCTGTTAAGGTTATGGCTATGGCTTATAGCAAAGAATACCTTACAAATGATGGCATACTCAATAAGTTTCAAGCATCGCTTGACTTTATAGCAACACATACACAATTTCCACATCTATTACTAAAAAACAGCCTTCAAGATATGAACTGGATAATGGGGTGGAAAAACCTTGATACTGGAGCAAGAGAGGGTACGCTTAATGAAGCCAGTGGTGTTGCAGTAAAAGATGATGTTGGTAAGATAAGAGGTAAGCGACTAAACTTTGTTATAGCCGAAGAGTTTGGAAGTTTTGCTAACATAAGGGAAATATATAATATATTACTACCTTCAATCAGAGAGGGTAAATATGCTTTCGGAACAGCATATTTGATAGGCACGTCAGGTGAGAAACAATCAGACTTTAATCAGGCAACAGAGATAATATATAATCCAAAAGGGTATTATATGTATGCTCTGCCAAATGTTTATGACAAGCCCGGAGAGGGAAGAAAATATATAACTTTCTTTTTTCCTGAATATATAAACAGGAAGTGTTGTTATGATGAGAACGGAAACTCTGATGTAACAAAAGCTTTGATTGAAATACTTCTTGATAGATATAGGGTAAAGTACAACACAACAGACCTAAACACAATTACAAGAAGTATAGCAGAAAGACCAATTACACCGCAGGAAGCTTTACTTAAATCAAAAGGTAACAAGTTCCCTGTAAATGAGCTCAATCAAAGACTTAATGAGCTTGATGTAAACAGTAGTGAGTATGATGATGTTTATGTTGGAGAGCTTGTAGAAAATGGTGATGGTGAAGTTGTGTTTAAAGCAACAGCAGACCAGCCAATCAGGATATATCCAATAGAAAACAATATGACAAAAGGTGCTCTGGAGATATTCTGTATGCCACAGAAAGATAGTAATGGTAGAGTACCGGCCGGTAGATATATTTGTTCTTCGGACCCAATTGACCAAGATACTACAACAGACTCTACATCACTATATTCAACATTTGTGTTGGACTTGTTTACTGATAATGTAGTTGCTGAATATACTGGTAGAAAAGAATATGCAGAACAAAATTATGAGGTATCAAGACTGTTATGTATATTCTATAACTGCAAACTTCTATATGAGAACAACTTGAAAGGAACTTTCTCATACTTTAGCAAGTTGGGTTGTTTATATCTGCTCGCAGATACACCAGAATATCTTCAAGATAAAGAGTTGCTTAAACTTGGAACAATTGGTAATACAATGAAGGGTGTTAGAGCAACAAAAGCTGTAAACAACTATGCAGATGACCTTACAAGAGAGTGGATGATTCAACCGGAAACAATTATAAAGAAAGATGAAGATGGTAAAGAGGTTGAGGTTGTAAGAAAGAAGTTGTTTTCTTTAAGGAACAGAGCGCTTATAATGGAGGCCATAAGATATAATAGTTACGAGAACTTTGATAGAATAAGAGCTTTTGGTTTGCTTATGCTTTATAGGGAACAATTCAGAATAGAATCAGGTGGAGATGTAACAGAAGAGCAGGAAACTTCTGCAAGCCAACTTGCTTTTGACCCATTCTTTACAAGAATACTTAATAGGGGAAAAGATTAATAATTGTAATTTAATTTACAACAAATCAATACTTAATAATTTGTTTATGCATTTGAGTTTATAACTTATTTTGTTTAGATTTGCTGGTAATATTATCATAAATAATTATTTATGCTACTTGATAGTGTCGACATACAGGGTGGTTTTCCAAATCAAAAGGTTGGTTGGAGAAAGAAAACCAAGATGTGGGGAGCACAATGTGTAGAGTGGGGTGCAAGCAAGAACTACTTTACTGATACAAAGGTAAGGAATTCTATGCTTCACAAGAAGATAAACTATGACCTTGTGAATAACAAGATTCATATGTCAGACCTTGCCATTGTGCTCAATGCTTCAAATCTTGGTGATGATATTGTACCAGACAAGATTCAACATTACCCTATAATAAACAGTAAGCTTAATGTTCTTCGTGGTGAAGAGGCTGGTAGAACATTTGACTATAGTGTTATAGTAACCAACCCTAATGCTGTATCTGAAATAGAGAAGGCAAAGCAGGCTGAAATGGTTAGCAGGATTGAACAGTCTATTGCTGAAAGTTCACAAAGTCAAGAAGAATTTGAAGCAAAAGTTCAATCCGAGCTTAAATATATGACAACAACTTGGCAAGATAGCAATGAGCTTGTGGCCAACCAGTTGTCTAATCATTACTGGAGAGAATATGATTTTAAGTTCATGTTTAACAGCGGTCTGATTGATGCTGAAACATGTGGTGAGGAAATATATCAGGTCTATCTCCAGAATGGTGAACCAGCAGCAAGGAAGCTTGACCCACAGATGGTTGATATTTATCGTAACAGCAATTCCTCAAAAATTGAAGATGCTGATATGATAGTTATCAATAACTATTGGAGCAAAGGAAAGATTATAGAAACCTATGGAGATATACTTACAGACAAGGAAGTTGAGTATATAGAAAACTATAAATCTGGTTCTGATTATGATTCATTCATGAGAAGTGATGGTCTTGGCTCACCGGAAGCAATTGTTGGATATAGGGTTGGTGAGAGACCAGATGGTTCAAAATATTCTGATGATATAAGTCTTTGGGAGGATAATCACCAAGACCTTACAGCAGATGATTTATATATTCCAACAGATACTATTGGAGAGTATCTTCCATATGATGTATATGGCAACATAAAAGTTAGTCAGGTATACTGGAAGTCTTTAAGGAAGATTAAAAGAATCAAGTCTTATAATCCAATTACTGGAGAAGTTGAGTATAGTCTTCACACAGAAGATTATAAAGCAAACAAAGAGATGGGCGAGGAAGAGCAGTCATATTGGATTAATCAGGCTTGGCAGGGAGTTAAGATTGGGGAAAAGTTGTTTGTAGATATAAAACCATGCCCGATACAATTCAACGACCTTGACCATCCATCAAAGTGCCACTTTGGTATAATAGGTTCCATATATAATATAGGTGGAGATGAGCCTGTGTCTATGGTTGATTTGATGAAACCATACAGCTATCTTTACGATGCTACAATGCACAGACTCACAGACCTTCTTTCAAGAAATAGGGGAAAAGTTATAGACCTTGACCTTTCTCTTGTTCCGGAGAAATGGGATATTACAGACTATGTTAAGATTCTTACTGCTCACGGTATTGCTGTAAGAGATAGTTTCAGGGAGGGTAATGCTGGTGCTGCAAAGGGAAAGCTTGCCGGTCTTATGAATAATGCTTCATCAAGAACAATAGACCTTGATATGAGCCAATCCATTTCTGCACTTATCAATATCCTTGTGATGATAGAGCAGATAATGGGTAAGGCTGCTGGTATTACAGACCAAAGAGAGGGGCAGATTCAAAACAGGGAAACTGTTGGTGGTGTTGAAAGAAGTGTGCTTCAATCAAGCCATATTACTGAGTGGATATTTATGATTCACGACAATCTCAAGAAGAGGTTTATTGAGGCATTTATTGATATGTGCAGAGCATCTCTAAAGGGTACTGTAAAGAAATTCCAATATGTTATTTCTTCAGACCTTGCAAAGCAGATTGTTACTGTGGATGGAGATACATTCTCAATGAATTCCTATGGTCTTGTGGTTGATAACTCTTATGATACACAAGAATTTACAAAGAATCTTCCTACAATAATCCAAGCTTGCTTGCAAAATGATAAGCTCACAATGAGCGGTCTGATTAGACTGTATAATTCTACATCAAGAGCAGAAAAGCAGAGAGTTATCGAGGAAGATGAACAGGCTACATATCAAAGACAAGCCGAAGCACAGCAACAACAACTCCAGAGCCAGCAACAAATAGCTCAAATGGAACAGCAGACAAAGCAACAGCAAATGGAACATGAGGCTGCTATGAATACTGAAAACAATGAAACAAAGATACTTGTTGCAGAGATTCAGGCACAATCAAGAACTCAAGACAATGCTAATAATAATGGTCAAATGACAGAGGGAGAAAGAGCTAATCTTGATGAAAAGAGAAGGCAGTTCGATGCTACAAACCAACTTAACAAGGATAGGTTAAACTTTGATAAAGATAAGGCAAAAACAGATACCGAATTAAAGATGAAACAATTAACAAATAAGTCTTCAAAGCAAGAGTTTATATAATATAATTATTAACAAATAAATAAATAAACCAAAATGGAAATCATAGGAAAAATTGTTAAATCTCCATTTGAGCCAAAACAAACAAATGTTGGTTGGTTTGATACATCTGAAAATGAGCTTAAATTTTTTATTAATGGAAGATGGGCTCCTTCAGATGATAAGGTAGAGGTTGCCTCTAAAGCTATTGGCGACCAAGATGGCATAAATATTAAAAGCAACTATGCAAAAAAGAACGAGGTAGATTTAAAAATAGATAGCCCAAACGTTCCGGGTGTAACAGGTCAGGTTCTTCAACTTGATTTAAACAGAAAACCAGAGTGGGTAACACCATCGGCTGGCACTACACCAGACTCACAAATGAGTGATGGCTCTACAAATGCAGTACAAAATAAAGTAATTAAAGAATATATTGACGGAGAGATAGGGATGTTGGGTTCGGACGTGGCAGCAACCGCAGACCAACTCAATCAGTTAGGCCAAAAAGTGACTGACATAAGCACGGAATCCGCGGAAGATGATTCAGAAAAAATAGAAATCAAAATTAACGATTTTACGATGCTATCTATAACTCCACAAAAATTGCAAACAAATATTCCTGTGGAGTATCAAAGTGATGTTAACCATATACCACGAAGCGAAAAGGATTCCACTATTGAAATCGAAGAAGATGGTGTTATTCTGGTATCAATATCAAAAAATGGAGTAATCATCAATCAGGATGTTGTTATTAACGGAGAACTTGACACAGGAGAAGAATTTTCTAAAAAAATTGTCATTGAGGGAGATTCCATTACTTGGGGATATAACCCACACGGGGCAAGGTTTACCTATTATGCACAACAACTCGCTGCAAAATTGCGTGGAGTGTCGGTTTATAACACGGGGTTGAGTGATAGCACAATTACCAAAATGCCGAATAAACCCCAAATATCATCGCAGACAAGGATGAACGCAGTTATTGCACAAAATCCCGATATTATCCTATTACTCGCAGGAGTGAATGATTATGGAACAAATGCCACTCTTGGAAATATAGGAGACCAAACTGATGAAACCTTTTCGGGGGCATTGGAACTGATAATCAAAACCTATTTGCAGGCGTTGCCCAATGTCCGCTTGATATATTGCACACCCACGCCATATTATTATCATTTTGTTGGGCAATCAAATTTTCATAGCGGAAGAGTTCCCAATGCGGGAGGAAATAATTTGAGGGCATACGCAGAAAGGGCTATTGAGATATGTAAACTTTATAGTATCCCTGTGGTTGATACCAATCACGATGCCGGATGGCTTGATATAAATGAGGTGGATGGAGCATTTAATTTCACTACCGATGGAATCCACCTTGATGAAAAGGGATATAACGTCCTTACCAATCTTGAGGTTGCAAAAATCAAAGAATTATTTAATATATAAACTAAAAAGTAAGTTATGGAAATTATTATTACAAACACAAAGGTAAAATTTCAATCTTTACCTAAAGTCACAAAAGGGAATCAATCTTTGGATTCACTGTCTGAAGCATTGGTAACAGGTTCCGCCCAGTTCAATACAATCTGGTGCTTAAGTAGTTGTACTGACTTGAGAAGAATCGTAGGGATAAATTATGTTCCGGGCTATTATCAAACTGCGGAACAAACGACCACAAGATTTTACAAAATAAATAAAATTACTCATAAAAGAACATTAATAGCGGAACATACTGCTTCTGATGCGGAACTTGGCCAACCTAAGCATCTTGATGTGGATGTAGAATTGTCGGAAAATGAATATATTGGAATATGTGGTGTTATGTATTATACGACATCTGGTTCTAATTCATTTTTATATACAGTTCCCTCTGATACTATTACTGATAACCAAACAGTTAATCTTTGGTATAATATTGAGGGTTTTGCTTAAATAGTTATTTGTAATAAGTAGGTACATAATATTTTTTAACCCCTAATTGACTGACTTGAGAGACCAGGTGGAGATGTACAATGTTGTTGTTTACGAAGCCATTGCAAAAAGGATGTAATCTATAATTTTATTTTAATAGAATAATTGAAAATAAATAAATAATAAGCAGCATAAAAAAATAATAATGCTGCTTATTATTTTATTAAAACCATTGCAAATAGTCTATATTTTATCTATAATTGCACTATGAAATTGAATGGATTGCATATTTCGTTTATTATAATAGGCGTTCTTGTTGGATGCTTATTTGTATGCTATACATCAAATAAAATATTAAAAAAACATCTTGAATATTCAAAGAAAAACGAGCTTGCTTATATAGCAGAGAACGACTCGCTAAAAAATAAATCAATACAATTCTCATATACAATATCGGAGCTTAATCATAACAATGATTCCCTTGTTAAAGAGATGGTTGCACTCAAGAGAGATTTAAAAGTTAAAGATAAGCAGCTCGTCTCTTTGGCTTATCTTCAATCAATGGCAAACATAAAAGATACTGTAAGACTTATAGACACAGTTTTTATTGAAGGTACAAAGATAGATACCACGGTAAGAAACAAGTGGTATACAATTGGCTTACATCTTGAGTATCCACATATGGTTGGCCTGAATATAAAAGTTCCAAGTGAAAAGTATATAGTTTCTTCATATAAAAAGGTATTGCTTAATCCATCTGACTGTAAAGTTAGAAACTGGTTTAAGAAAAAGAGTAAAATAGTGGAAGTTGAGGTTGTGGAGAAGAATCCATTTATAATTAATGAAAAACAAAAATTTATTGAAGTAATAAAATGAGCGCGGAACTTTGGAATATCATAGGCTATTTTGCTTCGGCAACAGCCGGTAGCTTTGCATCTTATATCTTTGCAAGAAACAAGTATAAGACAGAAGTACAGGGTGCAAAGATAGATAACTTTGACAAATCTTTGGACAGCTATAAAAAGATGTACGAAGATATGATTGCCAACATGAAAGAACAGAATGATTTGGTAATCGCTCAAAACAGAAATCTATCTGATGAGAAACTTCAGCTTATAGAGGAAAAGAAAGAGCTTAAGAAAGAGATTGTTGAGTTGAAGAATGAGGTTGCTGAAAGTAGAAAACAGATAATGACTCTCACGAACTTTGTACTTGCTTCTGCTATCAAGCGAGCTGATGGAGGTGAAGAAAATATACTCACACCGGAAAGCCTCGAATCATTAAAGAAGATTATGATGATTGATAAACAAAATAAGAAATAATGGAAATGGCTACAAAAAGAAGGAAATCAGACCCAAGAACACCAAGAGCTGGTCTTAAAACAGGAAGAAGAAGACTTGGTAATGGTGGTAACCTAAAAGCCTGTGGAGGAAAAATCAAACATAAATAAAAGGTTATATAAAATAACCATAATCTTGCTTAAGGTTATACCAATGCTAATAGCATTGGTATATACGATAAATACAGTATTATGCTTGATTGGTGTTGATATATCTGCATTATCATACATTGGTGGTGTGTCTATATTACCTTTGGCTTTTATGTATTTATGTTCATATGCTTTTGGGTTTTGCGAATATCATAGAATGTTTTTACATTATATACTTGTTGTTAATATAATAAGTGCAATAGATTTTCATTTTAATCTTCCAATAAGCGATATGATGTTTGCAATAATAAATAGTGTAGTGGTTGCAATATTTTTGTTTTTAATATTATATTTGCATCAAAAAGAAACAAGAAATGATAGGCTTGATAAAACAACAACTAATTAGGATTGTAGATGATATAGATGCTGGTAATACAAATATATCAGAGGATGATGCAATAAGTGTTGCAAGAGCATTGAATGAGTTTGCAAGAGAGAATGGTATAAGCAAATATCAAGCATATACATATCTTAACATGAGCCGAGCAAAATTTGATAACCTTGTAGCTGAAGGTAAATTGCCAAAAGGTAAGAAGGTTGCTGGATTTAAGGAATTGAGGTGGTATAAACAGGATTTGGATAAATATATAAAACTAAATAAAAATGAAAATTAATTCTATTTTAATTCAGGAATATTAGCCAACCGTGATGAATGTTGGCTGGCTGAAACCATCTACCGGAGAGCTGTTATTTCCGTTGAATGGTCAATGGGTATCAACAAATAAAAAGGAAGAGCATGCCAATAATCAAGATACTCAAGATAATCAAGAACAAGGCAATTCTGATGATAGTGAATCATAATATATGACAAATGCTGAAGAAAGAGAAATGTTGTTACTTGTAAGAGAAAACAATATTCTCTTAAAGCAGATTGTGTCATATATACAACAGAAAGAAAGCTGTTCTCCAATAAAGGATTTTATGATAAATTATATAGCAAACAAAGCTGCTGATACATTCTGATAAAACCTAAATACATTACTAAATAAAAACCCCTTGCAGAGCAATCTGTGAGGGGTTTTAGTATTGTTGTCTTTCTGAAAAACCACATATTATATTTGCTGCCGTAAGCTTACAAAACAAATTAAACAAACAATTTAAAGTTAAATTTATTATGGCAGAAGATACAAAAACTTATGTATTTGGCAATGGTGATGGCTATGGTTCCGTTCCTGCTTGGCTTGCTATGAATAATGGCAACAATGGATTCTTTGGTGGAAATGGTCTTGCCGGTGGTGCTATTGGTTTTATCCTTGGCCTCCTCTTTGGTAATAATGGTCTTGGATTTGGTAACTTTGGTGGTGGTAATGCTGGTGCCGCTGCTGCTCTTGGTGCACAGGCTACAGCTAACAACAATGCAGAAACTGTGCTGCGTGCAATTGATGGTACCGATGCTGATGTAAGGCAACTTTCTACAATGTCCGGTTACAGTCTTGATGCTATCAAGTCTGCACTTGGTACTGTAAGCACAAGCCTTGCTACTCTTGGTGGTCAGCTCGGAATGTCTTCGCTTCAGGTTGTTAATGCTATCCAGAGTGGTAACGCAAGTCTTGCTTCCCAGCTGTGTCAGTACTGCTGCGAGAATAAACTTCTTGTTACATCTCAAGGTTATGAGAACCAGATTGCTACACTTAATCAGACCAATACTCTTGGCACTGCAATCAGTGGAAGTGGCCAGCGTACTGTTGATGCTATTGCAGACCTTAAGACCACTATGGTCAAGGAGTTCTGTGATGCTAAAGAGCGTGATATGCAGAATGAAATCAACACAAAGAATGAAGTTATCTCCACTCTCCGTGGCCAGATAGACAATGCAAACCAGACAGCTCAGATTGCAGCCATTCTTGCACCCATTCAAGCAAAGGTTAATGAGATTGAAAACAGACAACCTAATACTGTTCCTGTAGTTTGGCCAAACCTTACAGCTGTAAATAACACCCCATTCTACGGTGGATTTAATGGCTACGGGTATGGCTGGAATGGTCAGAGCTATTGGGGATAATTGATAGGAGGATTGTGCTATGGCAAGATTCCCTTATCAATATGCCAATATCAACGGTGTGCCAAGAATAAAGTCCACAAGAGTAACAGTAAGTGATACTACTGTAGACTTCCAGTTCAATCCAGATTGGGATAGAAACCCGTTCAGTGGTCTGCTGTTGGTATATCTTTCCGAAGCTATTCCGGAAGGTACTACAACAACTCTTCCAATAAGGTTCTCTATGGCTGGAAATACACAGAATGTAACAGTATCCGGTGGTGCAAACCTGACAGTTGCAGACTTTGATGGGCCCGATGTATACCTTGTATATTACGATAGAGCTTTGAACATCTTGAAGCTTATAGGTTAAATTATAAACAAAAGATAATATGTTTCAATCAGTAAGGCAGAATGGTCAAATATATGTTCTGCATAAAACAAACAAACCATATTTGGAAGTTGGGCAAGTTATTTCTCAACCTATAACCAAACCAAAATACACTATACCAACAACTTTTGGTCAACCACAAGAGTTAGTTACAGATATATCTGTTAAGATTGGTGATATAACAGCTAATTATAACGGGCTCCCTTCACAGCAAGACATTGCTGATACATTCAGTAATGGAGAGAGTATAGTGGTTGCTGATAGTAGAGAAGCCATGAATTCTGAGGTACTAAGTTCAAAACAAAAGAGTATAGACATCATCAATAGTAAAGAATATCACGAAGGTTTGGTAGAACAGTATGATAAGATATTGGTTGAGCTTAATCCTGAATATGCCGAAAAGCAAACCCAGAAAGAGGAAATAAATACTCTCAAGGATAAGATGGATGAAATGTCTAAAAATGTTTCAGAGCTTATGAAGACCAATGCCTTACTGCTTGAAAGATTATCAAAAACAGGAATGTAATATGAGACTTTGGGAAATAAGAGAACAAGACGAAACCTCAAGATTTGGCAGGCGTGGATATAAGTCTGGCATGAGAGGATATAAAGAAGACCATATAGATGAAGCTTATGAATGTGGTTATGAAGATGGCTACAGGGATGCAATGAAAGAAGCTAAAAGCTATTATGGTGAAAGAAGCTCCCATAGGGGTGGAAGTTACCGCGAGGAGTAATGTTTAACCAAGGGGAGGTAACACTCCCCTTTATTTATATATAGGTATGAGACTTGATTATAAAGAAAAATTTCCTTCCGGAATGGAAGAATACATAAGTTATTATGGATGGCACTTCTCCAAGAAAATGTGTGAATGGGCAGTAAGCAAAATGTTCAAGAAAGATGCCAATGGTAGAGAGATTGAACCAAGGAGATATACAAAGGAGCAACTCGAAAATCTAATCCAAAGGTTAGGCATGAATATACCATTTTCTTACGATGCTCTGTATGTTGCAAATATGTGTTCTGCTGATTTTCTTGGCTCATCTATAATGGATGAACAACATCTTGTAATGTATGTTAAAGATGTAATAAAAGACCCAGATGCTTATGATGGTATGGTATTTACAAGATTCTATGCAGACTGTATAGGTAGTGGTACTCCTATTGATTGGGAGGATATGGTATGATAATACAGGATTTCAAACTCAAGAACTGGAATTGGTATGTAAGGGTATATTATTTCGTTGATGACATATACTATGATATGATAGTGCAAGACCTTGAAGCAATAGGTTGTACAAATCCGGAAGAAACAGTAGAAAGATTATATGATGCTGGTATTAACTCTGGTCTTACATTCTCATCCCCAAGAGACAGAACATCTGTTATTGTTATAGGCAAAACAGATTCACCACAAGAATTCCAATCAACAATAGACCACGAAAAGGGTCATCTTGCAATACATATAGCACTGTTTAATGATATTGATTTCATTGGAGAAGAATATCAATACTTAGCAGGTGAAATAGGCAAACAAACATATCCAGTAGCAAAGTATTTCTTATGTGACCACTGTTATAGAGATACTTTAAGATTGAGGGGCAAGCTTGTTGAAAACGAGTAGTTTTGGTCTTCAAGATTAAGATTGTGTTAAACAAAGATTAACATTATTTTAATCTTGTTGACCTTTCTTGCTATTTTAGATACTTTTGTTACAAAATTAAATGGAGAAACAATATGGAAGAATTTAATTTATCAATGGAAAATGTCCTCGATGCCAGCGACTTGGAGCTTGACAACAAGGTTGCAGAACCAGAAAAGCAAAAAGAAGAAACCAAAGAGCCGGAGCATAAAGAGGAAGAAAAGAAAGAAGAAAAACAAGAGTTCATTGAAAACGAGGCTACTGAAGTTCTTGATGCTGCAAGTCTTGAACTGGAGAGCGTAGGTAGTGATAAGTCTGAAAAAGAAACAGGGAGCACCGGAAGCCAAGCTGAAGGTACTTCTCCCAATACCTACTCTTCCATTGCCTCGGCATTTAAGGTAGATGGTGTTCCCCTTTTTTCAGATGCAGATGATGAAAGACTTTCAAAGATTGACAATGCTAACGACTTTGAAGATTTCATCAAGGAAAAGTTGGAAGAGACTGTAACAAACAGATTGGGAGAAACAGAAAAAAGAATAAATGATGCTCTTACTTATGGTATGGAGCCATCGGATATTCAGGTCTTTGAAAACAGTCTAAACAATCTCAACAGTATTAAGGAAGAAGATATTAATGCTGAAACTGAAGAAGGGGAAAACCTTAGAAAGAATCTGATTTATACAGACTTGATTAATAGGGGTTTCTCGGAAGACAGAGCAAAGGAGAAGGTTCAGAAAATCTTTGAAAACAGCACTGATATTGAAGAAGCAAAAGATGCTCTTGAGTCAAACAAAAAGTTTTATAAAGCTAAGTATGACGAAGAGTTTAATGCAAGAAAAGCTGAGTATGAGAAAGCTGTTGAGGACAGAAAGAAGGATGCTGAAAAACTGAAGAAATCTATTCTTGAAGATGAGAAATCATTTGGAGAGATTAAGGTTGACAAGGCAACCAGACAAAAGATTTTTGATGCTATCAACAGACCTGTCGGGAAGGATAAGCAAGGCAGACCAATAAGTGCCCTGCAAAAGTATGCTGATGAAAACCCGGCAGATTTCAGAAAGTATTTGGCATACTTCTATGTTATTACTGATGGATTCAAATCGCTTGACAAAGTAAAGGAATCTGTTAGTAAAGAGGTTAGAAAAAAGGAGATATCTGCTCTTGAGAGAACCTTGAACAGTACTGCAAGGAACACTGATGGAACACTTAATCTTGTTGGTGGAAAAGGTGGTAATTATGGTTCAGGAGAACAGACTTGGCAGATAATACTTTAACTAAAATAATTAATAATTAATCAAGTCGTTATGGCAGTTAGATTTTCAAAATTTCAGACCAGAGGCTTTACAGGTTGGAGTTCTATTATCACCAAAGCAAACCACATTAGTATGCTTGGTGGCCAGAACCAAAATGTAGTTTCTGAGTTCTTCACTCAGGTGATGGCAAGGAATTTTGGCCAGTCCATTGATTCCGAGCTTTCCAAGTTCCCTACCAAGATGTTTGCTGATGATAGCGAGATTACTTGGGATGTTTATGGTTCTGCTCGCAGGAACATTCCTCTCGTGAAGGCTTTCTATGAGGATGGTACAACAGCTGTTTCCAGCAGTGGGGGTAATGCTGGCGCTAATGGAAAAGTGTTCTTCCTCCTGTTTGATGAAGCTTACTTCTTCAAGGGTGAGGTTATTATGGGTAATCTCAATCAGGTTTATCCAGTAAGAATTAAGAACGACCCCAAGACTTATGGTTCCAAATATCTCTATGAATGTGAGAGCATTAACGGTTCCAACGATGGTCTGCCTTATGATAGACTTCAGCCCGGTGAGAGATTCAGCTATGCTTATGCACCCGTTGAAAGAGGTCTCTCCAAGGAAGTTGGTGGTGTAAGACACTCTGCACCTATGAAGGCTCGCAACGAGTTCACTATGATTCGTTTGCACGATGAGGTTTCTGGTGATGTTTATAACAAGAAAGTTGCTATTGGTGCTACCATTGCAAAGATGGACGCTTCTGGCAAGCAGGTGAAGGTTACTCCAGAGAATGGTGGATTCGTATGGATGCATTACTGGGATTATGTATTTGCACAGACTTGGAGTGAATACAAGAATAATGTTTACTATTATTCTGTTGCCAACCGCAAGTCCAATGGTGAATACATGAACTATGGCGTTTCTGGTGAGGTTATCAAGCAGGGTGATGGTATTCTCGCACAGCTTGAGAGGGGTAATGTGGTTTACTACAATGACTTCTCCCTGAAAGTTCTTGAGGATGCACTCCTGCGAATCAGCTCTGCAAAGATTGAGCTTGGTCAGGGCAGACACTTTGCTCTCCATACCGGTGAGGCTGGTGCAAGACTGTTTAGCAATGCTGTTCGCAATGCTATGAGTGGTTGGACCGAGTTCCAGTTCAATGGTGATGGTCTTGGTGTAGTGAAGAAGACCTCTTCTCCTATGCACGAGACAGCCCTTTCTGCTGGTTATCAGTTCACTCGTTACTCTGGCCCTATGGGCATTGTTCTTGATGTTGTTCTTGATACCCAGAAGGATGACCCTGTTAACAACAAGATGCTGATGGATGATGGCACACTTGCAAGTGCTGCTCGCTTCGATGTGTATGATATGGGTAACAACAATGAGCCTAATGTTTACCGTTGCGGTATTGAAGGCCAGCCTGTTGATGCTCGTTCTTACATGTGGGGCCCTCGCAATCCATTTACCGGACAGTGGGGTAATCCTAATATGAGCTACACTGATGATAAGGCTTCTGTGCATGTGCTTGGAACATTTGGTGCTGTGGTTCGTGATGTAACCAAGGTATTCTCTATGATTCCCGCTGTTCTTGCAGCCTAATATTATATAGGGGTGAGTAACCCTCACCCCTTTTATTTAACAATAAATGAATAGAAAATGGGAGAAGAAGTTAATTTGATTATGGAACCGGAAGACCTCGAAATGCAGTTCGAGCCGGTCCAAACAACTGAAAAGGAAGAGACAAAGCAAAAAGCTGGTAAGAGAAAGAAGACAGAAACGGTTGATGATGGAGAGCTTGTAAACTGTTTGAGAAAAGAACTTGTGAATGTAGTGCTTGTAAAGAAGAAGATTGAATGGATTACAGATAGTAATCACCCCCTTTCTGATGGCATGGCAGATGGAACTACTGCAACGTTTGTTGTACCGAAACTCAGAAATGGAGAACTCAAAAATCCTCTTACAAAACTTGAGAAAGATTTTCTTGAAGATTATATGGGCCTTGAGCCAAATGCTTTGAGTATTCACAAGAGACCACAAGAAAATTTCTGGACAAACAGACAGGTTATAGTACAAAAGAGAGGAACGGTGCTTGACCTTTCAACACCAATGGGATATATCAATTATAAGATTCTTCTTATGAACACAGATACCATCTGCCCGTCACTTGAAGAACTTAAGTTGATGCCAAAAGCAACCTATAAGTATGTGCTTGTATCTGATAAAGAGCAATATACAGCAAATGCAGAGAAGGCTACAACAAGGTCAAAATGCTGGAAGGAATATCTTAAGATTGAAAGCAAACCTAATGTTCTGAAATCTATACTTGAATCTATGACCGGAGAAAAAGTTGGTGGTGATATACAACTTGAGTATTTGCAGAATAGAGTATCTGATTTGATTGAATCAAATGCAAGAGAATTTTTGAGTGTAGTAACAGACCCTCTTCTTCAGTATAAAGCTTTGCTAAATGAAGCTGTTGAGTCAAATGTTGTTGAACTTCGTGGTGATTACTACTATTACAACAATACTCCTATGTGTGGAAAGGATGAAAACCCTACCATTACAGTAGCAGCAAGATATGTTTCAAATCCAAAGAATCAGGAAATCCTGTTTTCTATTCAAGGTAGATTAAAGTAGTTTATATGTCAGCCGATGAATTTAGCGTAGAGTTCGATATACTCTTCAATAACATACAGTCAAATCAGGCTCCGGGGCTTAACCTCTTGGAGAAGAGTATATTGTTAACTCAAGCTAAAGAGCTGGTAATAAAAGATTTATACTCTGGTAATTCTGGGCCATATGAAGCTAATGAAGAGGTTACACAATATCTTCAAAAGCTTGTAAAACAAGTGAACTATACCATAAATGATGGAGATAATGGTGGTTCACAGTATAACTTTGACCTTCAAAGTGATTGCTGGGACATAGTATATGAGCAGGCCGCTGTTAAGATTAATGGTTGTAAAGACACTCAATATATATATGTAACACCAACAACCCACAATGAGTTCGGCAAGATGATTGACAATCCATTCAGGGGGCCAGACAGAAGAACCATATTGAGGCTTGTGTCTGGTGATGAAGTTCAATTATTTTGTTCAAAAGATGTAGAATTGGTTGGTTACACAATGAGATATCTCAAGCAGCCATCAAAGATATATATCAAGAACTTCACTACTGGTGAAGCTCCGAAAGAGTGGTTGTGGTCAGAAAGTGGTATAGAAACAGAATGGGATACATATAAATCAAATGTTTGTCCAGACCTACCAGAATCCATACATAGAACTATTTTAATCAAAGCCGTACAGCTTGCAAAAGCTGCTTGGGCATAAAACAAAGTTATAACAAATAAAAATACTTAAGTATTATGGACTTTTCTACAAATCAAGTAATTCAGCTCTACGTTCTTGAGACTGGTGCTACTCTTGGTAGTAACATTGCTCCTTCTGGTGCCGTTCAGTATGCTATCACTCATGCTGATGGTAAGATTGAAACCACAGATGTTATCAAGAATGTAATTGGTACTGCGGCAGTTGTTGCTGCTGGTGATGACACAAAGAAGCTCAAGGAGCTTACAATCACAGTTAAAAATGGCAAGGTGATTGCTGGTCAGGAGTATATTATTGGTCTCACATTCCGTGGCTTTGGTCAAGAGGATGTTATCACAAAGGTTATTGCTGCGAAAGCAAAGAGTACAACAGACACAGACCTTTATAGAGCCCTTGCTATCAATGCTTGGCTCCAGAGAGGTGTTGAGGTTGAGCCATTGTTTGATATTTATGTTGATGGCAGCAAGGTAACAAGCAAGGCTACTCTTGAGGATGCATCCACTGATTTCTCTGCTGGTATTAAGCTTGTTGAGGCCACACCTGCTTGGGAACTTGGCTCTTTCCCCGAAACCACTGCAACAATTGAGGTTGGTACAACACCAATAGTTGTCTCCGGTGCAGAGGATAATGACTGGCTTGTAACAAAGCAGTTTGCAGAAGGCAACACAGCCCTTCCCAATACACACAAGATTGCAGACCTTGAACTCTTTGCAAAGGGTGAGAGAGGAAACTCCAATGCTCTTGCGGGTTGGCCAGATAATATCAAGCCAGACCTCTATGTAAATGCAAGCGATGCTACTGGATATGCTGTTCTTGCTGTTCATTATGCATTTGTTGGTGGAAATGATGAGGTCCAGAAGAGTGAGCGCGATGCCATCTTCGTAACTCCCGAAGCAAGCAAGGCTACACTCACAACCATTGCAACTGCTGTTAATGCTCTTCCAAAGATTGCTTAATTAGCATCTTAATAATTTCTTAAAGTCCTTGGTGGCTAAAGATAAATTCTATATCTTTGCTATCAAGGACTTTAAGTATTTTTTATCTTATGAGTACATATAGGGAACTAATAGTTATGGTTGCTGACCTTGCAAAGCAAGTCAGTGATGATGATACCTTAACTTACAGACATATAGCATTCCTTCTTAATATATATAGAGCATACCTGCTTAAACAGAAGTATCTTAACAAGGCACAGGAGATACCATCAAGCAACTATCAAACAATATGTGCAAAGGTTGAACCAACTAATAATGGTTCACCGGGTAATCCTTGCTGCAATAGTAAGTGTAATCCAGATAGTTCTTATATGCTCAAGTCATCAAATAAACTATCTGAAGTTCTTACATTCAGTGATACAAAAGCAACTCTTGTTAGATGTTCCGGCGAGTTCACAATATCTATTGATGCATATAACAACCTTGGTGAATCAGAAGAAGAAAGAGAAGCCTTCTGTGAATATTTCAACAATCTTGTAGGAGATGCAGTTCTGCCAATATATGACTTACCAAAGACAATAGGAGACTTATATAGCACAAAGTGCAAGGAAGATGTTCACGATATAATCAATATGATATATACAAGATTTCCAAAGTATTGGGAACTATCTGTATATCAAATTGCATCACAAGAAACATCTGAATGCAATCCAGATATGTATGATGCAACAATGAGAACATTTGGTAATGTCCAGATAGTAAGTAAAGAAAGATTTCCGTATGCTGGATTGAGCAAGTATTCAAAAAATCAAGTATTTGGTACAATTGGTGTAGACAACAAACTATATCTCAAATCAAATAGTGATATAACCAGCTATACAACAGCTTTTATTACTTCCATATTTGAAAATCCAGATAAGGCCTATGAGCAATCAAGTTGTACTTATGAGTATACAGAAGGTGGAGAAAAAAAGATAAAAACCTGCCCAGAAGGTGATGGTATATGTGACCCTTGGGATAGAGAGTTTCCTATTGAGGAAGCCCTTCAAAGCCAGCTTGTCAATCTTGTATTGAGAGATATTCTTGGTGCTGCCTACAGGGGAAAGGACGATATCAACAACTCAAGTGACGACCTTAGCGATATAGTTGCTTATGTAAGAAGAAATATGAAACAGCAGTATGTAAACCAACAGAATCCAAGCGATGGAACAGCAGAGTAGTATAGGTGTAAAGAAAAAAGGAACAAAACATTCTCACAATACAGCATTTATGCTTGTTGATACATATAGTTCATATAAAAAAGAAGGTGGTAAACTTAGTATACACGATTACAGGGCTGTTATAAGAGAGCTTAATGAGCTTATTGCAGAGCAACTTGCAAGGGGAAAGAAGGTTATATTGCCATGTAGATTTGGTTCACTTGGTGCAAGAAAGATAAAAAAGAAACTTCAATTTGAAAACGGAAAGATAACTAATACATATTCAGTTGATTGGGGTAGAACCAAAAAGCTTTGGAAAGAAGATGAGCAAGCATATAAAAATAAGATTCTTGTAAAGCTGCCAACAGAATATGATTACTATGTATATTGGTATAAGGGTGATGCAAAATTTAAGTATAAGTCAATATATGATTTCAAACCGGTAAGGAGCCTTAAACTAAAAACAAGACAATATCAGATGGCTGGAGAGATGGATGCTATACCAATAATAAAAATACATTAGATATGAAACCAAATACAATAAGCTTAAATGAAATGATAGGGAGAATCAAGAATCATAAACTTCTTGCTTCTCTTACAGATGAAACAATAGTTGATTGGACTATTGAGTTTCAAGGAGTTCTTGGTATAGCAGAAACATTTGAAGACAAGCTTGTAGTTCTTGAGGTTAAGGAATACCGAGCTGTTCTACCAGAAGATTACTATGATATAATTCAGGTGAGAACATTTTCAAACAATCAACAGGCTCCTATATATTTTAGAAGCACGACAGATAAGTTTTATAGAAGTGATAATAAAAGTAATGCTGTACCATATACATATACTATAAGAGGAAAAGTTATCTATCTTTCTCCGATGAGACAAGGTACAATAGAAGTTGCTTATAAAGCAATAGAGCTTGATGATTGTGGAATGCCACTTATACCTGATAATGAGAAATATAAGAGAGCACTTGAATCATATATCAAGTGGAAGAGATATACAGACTTGTTTGATGTTGGAGAAATAAATGAACATGTTCTTGATAGGGCTGAAAGAGATTATTGCTTCAATGTTGCACAATGCAGCAATGAATTCAAGATGCCTTCACTTGATGAGATGGAAAGTATTGGCAATATAATGAACTCACTGTTACCGAGAAAGTTCTCACATTACAGAGGATATGCCGATGCTGGTAGCAAGGAATTCTACAACAAACATTAATATTTGAGACATGGAACAGAAAATAGTTCAGTTCAGAAACAGAGGAATGAGGCAGGATGAATCCATCAGCAAGGCCTCAGATGAGTTTGCATTCAAGAATATTAATGTAAGAATTACAGCGGTTAATGATAACACGCTGTTTTCTGTTACTAACGAAAAGGGCCCAATCGAGATTAATCTATATACAAGATTAAGAAAAGTTCCAATATATGCAGATTATAATTCAGAGTCAGAAGAACTATATTGTTATACAAATAGTCCTGTAAAGTCTGATGTAACAATTGTGTATCAATATGGTGATTGGTCAGAATATACAATGACAATACTATCTGGTGAAACAAAATCAAATAGTGTTAATCTTAGTGGGTCTCCATATGAACCGGATGGAAACTTTAACCCAAAGCATCAAGAAGATAATGAATGTATATATTATCCATTTTATGAAGGTGGTGTACCACAGGGTGGTTTGTTTAAATCTTCGATAATCGGTTCTTATATTGGGAAATGTATAATTGATAAATATCTCATAATATTTACAAAACAAAAAAGTGGTTCTATTGTTACAAATAGAATATATAGGCTTGAATTTAAACACGGAGTAGTAGATTATACAGAAGAAGATTATATATTTTCAACGCTTTTAGTAGAATCAAATAACCTTAATATATTATCTCCGGTAGAAACTGTAGGTTCTTATGAGAGAGATGATATTATAAAGGTATATTGGGTTGATGGTGTAAATCCAAACAGAGTAATAAATGTAATGACTGAAACACAGCCAGATAGTTTTGATTTCTTACCGACCGTTAATGATTTCCCATCTATAAGCGTAACAAAACAATATGGTGGAAATGGCAAGTTCCCAGCTGGTGTAATACAGTATTTTGTATCATATTACAACAAGCTTGGTCAAGAAACAAAGATTGTTGCTGCAACGGACCTTCAGTATATATCATTTAAAGATAGGGGTGGAAAGGCTGATGAAATAGTCAACTTATCATTTATTCTTGAGCTTTCCAACCTTGATACAAGCTTTGATTATGTAAGGGTATATTCTGCAAAGAGAAGCTCTATTGATGGTCCAATTGATGCACAGATAGTTGGTGATTATAATATTGACAGCACGAGCGTTAGGATAATAGATAATAATATAGCTCAGGCATCAATAGATTCATCGTTACTTTATTATATAGGTGGTGATAGTTTTATAGCATCTACAATTGAAGATAAGGATGGTGTGCTTTTCTTTGGTAATATAGAGGCAACAAACAGCGGCATAATACCAAGTAATATAAAAGACCAAATAAAGTCGTATTGTATTGGTAATGATAATGATAGTAATGTTATAGAATTTGATTACTATGATACAAATATTGTAACTCAACAAGACAATTTTGGTTGGCTTGGAGATTTCACAGAATATAATAATGAACAAAGTGAGCAGACTTGCTTTAAATCTGGCGAGACTTATAGGTTTGCAATACAGCTACAATCCAATACTGGGGAATGGTCAGAACCAATTTATATAGGAGATAAAACCTGTTCAAAGGCACCAAAAACAATTCCGGGCAAAACAATAAAACTTGCAACAGCAAAGCTTGTTAATGTTAGTTTCTTGGATTCTATTTCTGACAAGTATTCCAAATATAGAGTATTAATGGCAGAAACTTCACAATCAACAAGAAAAATTATTGCACAGGGTATTCTTACACCAACGGTTTTTAATGTGCTTGAAAGATATAACGATTCTCCAAGCTTTATTTACTCTTGGTTTATAAGGGGTATGAAGTCTCGCGGTAGTGATGCAGGTAAATATACCGGTCTTGCTCCGGGGCAGCATTACGATACTATATATCGTGGCAATATTCGTAGTAGTGGCACTATTTATAATGATGATTTTTTAATAGGCGAGATACAATGTGTAGAAAAACCAATATTTCCAAAGTTAAACCCCGATGGTGATGCACAAAGTTTCTGTCAAGATAATAATGAGCAATATTATATTGACAGAACGGTTGTAACAATGAACTCTCCAGAAATATTGTATGGTAATCCTATAAATAAAGACGGAGTAACACTATCAATAGTTGGTATTGTTCCAATATCAAATGTATATACAGACTTTACTATTGATTGGGAAAATTCACACAATAATTCCTGTAGAACAGTTGATTATGATGGGTGGTTTTATGACCTAACAAAAACATTTAAGTATCCAGAAATGTTAAAATCTGGATATCTATTTGAGTGTGACGAGATTGATTCTAATGGAAATATAACAGAAGGTAATAAGAGAAGATATAAATTATATGCTTGGAATAAAACTGGTAGTATTGTTGGGCAGTTGAAGCTTAAGAACAATCAAACTGTTAAATATGATACTTTAAAGCATAAAATTTTTTCAAACTTCTCATATTCGTCTGGAACATATTATTTATCAAGCAATGTTAACATATTTGGAAACAATGAATTTAAGATATTTGATTCCGATGAGTTGACAACAAAAAAGATAGACAATAAGTCAAGATATTATTATGGTAATTATGACAAGTTATTAACACCAAAGAAAGCATATTCCGTAGAATATAGATATACAGATGTTGATAGTTTTGATACAAAGGGTTCGGTATCAAATCAGGTAGACCCTATCAGAATAAAATACAAATCTCAAAAACACGGGATTATTAGCCTTCCTTCTGAAAATTTTGACTATTGTTTGCCAGGATTTTCATCAGACAATATTGTTCTACAAGATGGAACATATCCTTGGGGCTATATGAGTTTTGGATATGGTTTGACACCAACAGAATCATTTATAGGAGGCGCTACTCCAAACATAAATGATTATCTTATAATTGCCGAACTTGTTGATTATAATGTTATACCATATGATACTCCAACAGAAGATAACCTGAAAAAACTATCTTGGATTCCAATTGGTGATGCAAAGAATCTAAATGAAACAACAGATAGAACAACCGGAGATACATATTATAAGAGATGGGATTGTCTTAGAACATATCCTTGGACAGAAGAAGATGAGAACTCCGTCGTGGATATAGTATCGTTTATGGTTGAAACCCATATCAACCTTGATGGTAGATGCGATATCAACAAAGGCTATACAAATCAGCTAAATGCAAGACCAACAAACTTTGGTCTCATGAATGATGTGTATAGCCAACATAACAATATATTCAAATACAATATTCTTGATGAGAGATTTGACCATAGAAGTTTTCAGAACCAATTTGCTTGGTCTCTTAACAAGCAAGATGTATCTGAAATAGATGCTTGGACATCAGCAACACTTTCAAACATAAAGAATGTTGATGGTTCTTATGGACCAATAAATGCAATAGAAAAGCTCAATGACACACTAATAGGTTTCCAAGACAGAGCAATCTTTGCTATAAACTTCAATAATAGAACACAGATTAGCACAGAACAAGGGCTTCCTATTGAGCTTGCAAATAGTGGTAAGGTTGATGGTGTCACATACATCACGAGAAACTATGGTTGTAAGAACAAGTATAGCATAGTCAATGCAAAATCTGGTATATACTTTATTGATGATGAGAATAGGGCTCTCATAAGAATTGGTAAAGATGGATTGGCTGATATATCAACAGCAGCCGGAATGTCTGTATGGTTCAGGGGCCTTAATTCATACAACAATATTTGGAATGGCGGTTCTCTTGAAGATGCTATTGTATTGCAATATGACAGCAACCGTGGGGATATCTATATAATGAGAAAGAATGATTGTATAGTATATAACGAGATATTGCAGTGCTTTACATCATTCTTTGATAATAGATATGAGTTCCCCCTAATGTATAACTTTGGTGGAGAAACATATTCACTATATGGCAATTCATTCTATAAGATGTTTGGTGGAGCATATCTCAACAATTATAGCATTGATTATAGGATTAATCCAGAACCTCTTACTGATAAGGTGTTTACAAATCTTGAATATATAGCAGACTGTACAGATAGTGATAATGATATAGATACAAGGCAGATTATAGAAAGTGATATACCATTCAGTAAGATTGAGGCTTGGAATGAATATCAATATGGTTCTTCTGATATAACAGAAGACAAGTTTATGCCAAATAACTACAAGCAAAAATTCAGGATAAGGAGGGTTGATATACCGAGAGCTTCTGGTAGTAAATATGGTATGGATAGAATGAGAAATCCTTGGATACATTTAAGGATATCAAAAACAAGTGGATTTAATCATAAGATGACATTCCACTCAATGCTTGTAAAATACTTTAAATAAAATGATTCAAAGGAGATAGACAGCTTGTTTATCTCCTTAATTTTTTCTTAAATAAATTGCTGTGGCTGAATATATTTTATATCTTTGCTATGTTAAGTAAGTTATATAATTTTAGTTATGAGTAATTGGGGAACCAACTCAAGAGATGCTTGGAGCAAAGCTTGGAGCAAAAATAATCTTGGTGGCACTATTGGTGCCGGTGTTTCTGGACTCACAGGAATAGCATCTACATTTGGTGAAACAGCAAGACTTAAAGAAGGCAAGATAAATGAGCTTGACAATCAAATTGATGATATAAACAATACACAGTTTGGTTATGGAGATTATGATAGCCTTCAATCAGCTTTTATCAATCCACAGATAGATGATTTCAGCTCATATAATTTAAGGCAGTCTGATGGAGAAAGGGCTGTTAGTACACTTAAGGGTATTGGTTCTGGTGCTATGGCTGGTGCCCAAATTGGCGGACCAATAGGTGCGATAGTAGGTGGTGCTGCTGGATTATTGTCTGGTATTGGTGGCTCTATACTTGGTAATAGAAAAGCAAAAATAGAAGCTGAAAGACTTAATCAAGAAGCAGAGGAAGCAAAGAATAGATATCTTGCAAACTTCTCTAATAATGCAGAACAGATTTCTCAAAACAAATTTAATACGGCAGCTCTTAATCTTGCTGCTTTTGGTGGTATGCTTAAGAATAACAATATAGATAATTTCACAAAATCAAAAGTGAGGCTTGCGGCTTTTGGTGGTAATATGTTTTCTCCACTTGGTAGAGAAGATGGATTTACCAATGGTGTAGTAAAAGTCAATGAGGGTGGTTCTCATGAAACAAATCCATACGATGGTGTTCTCATGGGCGTAGACCCAGCAGGCACACCAAATCTTGTAGAAGAAGGTGAAGTTCTGTTCAATGATTATGTGTTCTCAAATAGACTATATCCTACCGGTGGTCAGCTTGAATCTGTAAGACTTCCAAAGAGATATGAAGGTAAGTCATATTCAGAAATAGCTTGGGATTTGCAGAAAGAATCCCAGCTAAATCCACTTGATAAGATTAGCAGGAACACACTTATTGATTCTATGGCAAAGCTTACTACACTACAAGAGCAAAGCAGGGAAAGAGACCAAGAGTACCAAGCTTTTGATAACCTTGAGCAGGTGTTTGCTGATGGTGGTAATATACATATAAAGAAAAGCAAGGTTGGTACATTCACCGCAGCTGCAAAGATGCACGATATGGGTGTTCAAGAGTTTGCATCAAAGGTTCTTGCTAATAAAGAAAAGTATTCTCCCGCAATGGTAAAGAAAGCAAATTTCGCACATAATGCAGCTGGCTGGAAGCACGCTTTTGGCGGTAAGATTGATAATGCGCTTATGGGTGATGGTAATATCCAAAATGATAAAACGCAAATAGATAATACAAGGGTTTCATTGATTGCACCAAGTTTTACCCCGATGTGGGAAGCTCCTTCTAAGAAAGCATTGTTTAATTCTGGTTTATTTTTAGATGATAATGGAGTGTATTATTATGGCCCATATTTAGAAACACGTTATATATCTAATGATTCCGCAAAAAACAGGGTAGAAGAAGATATGCGTAGATTCATGAGATATAGAGAAGATGATGTGTTGAATAGCAAGCAGATTTATGAATCAAAATCAAAGCGCAGTTATCCAAAAAGCTATAAATCTAAACCGGTGTTTGCTTTTGGTGGCCCGATGGGAAATATGTTTGTTGGTACAGGAATGTATCCTAATTTCTTAGGTATTGAGCAACCGAAGTTTAATGCACCACAGATTACTGGTTATCTTCCAGAAGCTGGTGTAGTTGATTGGTCAAATCCATTTGCGGCAAACCAAGCAATACTTGATGCAAGAGCCAATGAACCGCAAGCTCCGGTAGACCTATTTCCAAATGGTACTGTTCCAACAACAACTGGTGGTAGTAACAGTAATACCAATAGGCCAGCTTTTAGAACAAACAATCTTGCTCAAGCATTTAGGGCTGTTCCAGTTATTGGTTCTGCAATAAATGCTATTGGTGATGCTGTTGGTTGGAGAAACAAAGAGGATTACACTTGGTCTGACAGGATTGGTGATGCTGCAAGAACTATAAGAGATGTAAAAAGCACGCCAATTGGTGGCTATATGGCATATAATCCTTATGATGTAGACTATGAAATGAATAGACTACAGAATGTTGGTCTTGGCACACAAAGAGCACTTCTCGATACGGCTGGTGGTAATTCTCTTGCTGCAAGGAATGCTATGCTTGCACTCAATAATAATATAACAAGTCAGATGGGTGAAGCAAGAAGGGGTGCAGCAGCAGCAAATGAGGAAAGAAGAAAGGGTGTCCAACAATTCAATGCTGGACAATCTCTAAATTCTCAAATCTACAACCAGAGAGCAGACGAGGAAAGGGTTGATGATATCATAAGACAAGCAATGCTTGCTGATAGTATTCAGAGTACTACATCACAAGCAAGAAGCACAGAGGAAACAGCCGCTCTCAATAATGCTGGTCAGTGGGGTAATGATATGATGTACAATGATATGGCAAGATACTATCTTGAACATATAGCTCCAAATAATGATGCAACGAGAGATGCTTCTTGGATTCTTGGGAGAAGATATGGAGCAAAGGGTGGAAAGATTAAGAAAAGCAATATAAAGGAATTTAAAAAGAAGTAGGTATGCCAAGATATTCAATGGTGGCCCCAACTTTTAATCCTGTTGATTATAAAACAAGGATTCAACCGTTGGAGCAATATAAGGAAGAGTATGATAAGAGAATGGATGCTCTTGATGAGCAAGATATTCTCGCAAGCACTATTGGTGGGTTGATAGATGAAAATCAAGACCCGGAATTGGCCAGAGTATATAAGGATTATAATGACAAGATGGTCAATACAGCTAATGAGCTTTTGAGAACCGGTGATTTAGGTTCAAGCAGAAGGGCATTAAGGGAATTGAGAAGTGATTATGCCAATAAGCTCATACCAATACAACAGGCCTTTAATAGCAGGGCAGAAGCAGCAAAGTCTTTTAGGGATGCAAAGATTAAAGACCCAAGCCTTGTTGGTAATAATCCAATCAATACTAATCTTGGCAGCTGGATGAATGGCAAAGCTCCAGATACGTTTACAGTAAGTGGTGATAAGGTTTATGCTGAAGGTCTTGCTGATGCAAAGGCCCAATCTGCGAGATTGAGAACAGTGTTAAAAGACTGGGGGCTTGATGAAAATCTTGGTTCTCAATATTTTGTTCAAGCTTATCAATATGGATATAGTGCAGACCAGATTGGTGAAGCACTTGCAAACCTTGCTGGCAAAGACCTTTCTGACAAATCAACACTTAATGGTATTGGTGAGATAAGGTCAGCATATGGATATATAGCCAATGCGCTCAATAGGATAGGAAATGCAAATGGTGTTGATAGATTACAAGATGTAAATGATAAGAGAACTGTGTTAAGTAAAGGTCTTGATGGAATACTTGCTGGCCTCTCTTATGACTATAAAGAGGAAAGACAGAAGAATGAAGACTTTATGTCAAGATACCAAAATGCTATGCTTAATCTTAAGCAGCAGGAACTTGATTGGGAAAAGAGCGATAAGAATCCAAGGAATATAGCAGCAAGAGCAACAGCTGATAAGAATGGTAGAGGTAGCGGTACTGGAACACAGAGAACACCGCAATATGGATTGAGAGTATATGATAAGAATGGTAATGTTTCAAGGCATGGAAAAGCTTCTGATGAGGTTGGTGTTGGCACAAAGAAATACACCGTACTAACTGGGTATAGAAAAGTAATTTCCGGAGACAGTGGAACAAGTGAAGATATTAAGAATCAACTTACCACGCAAGATATAAAGACAGTTGCAAGAGACCTCGGCATAAAAACCAAAACAATTGAGTATGGTGTTGAGAAAGAAAGACCAATTGATGATATTGTAAGCGATATTGAGGAAAGGCTTGAAGAAAATCCTAATATGACAATATATACAACAAGTGAGATTAGCTTTGGTAAAGATGGCAAGAGAAAGGAAACTCAGGGTAATGTTGCTGTTGATAGCTCATCTCCACAATCTATTATAACAAGTG